CATTTAGACACAAAGTTTCCAGTTATACTAAAAATGTCAGTTGGTAGTCAAACTGGAGTAGGTGTTGTTCTTATTGATAATATGAGAACTCTTCATGCAACTGTTCAAATGGCATTGTTAGTTGATAAACAATTACCATTACTTCTTCAAGAGTATATAGAAATTGATTATGATATAAGAGCGATTGTTCTTGGTGATAAGGTAATCGCAGCTATGAAAAGAAAAGTAATAAAAGGTACTGACTTCAGAAGTAATGTTTCTTTAGGTGCAGAAGCAGAAGCGATAGAACTGACTGATTTAGAAAAAGAGATTGCAGTAAAATCAAATAATGCAGTAAAAGGTAAATTAACTGGAGTTGATATGTTTGCATCTTCAAATAGAGAAACAGAAGAACCAATTGTCCTTGAAGTAAATGCAAATCCTGGCTTTGTTGGTATTGAAAAGGTTGTTCCCAAAACAACACAGACAATATTTGACCACTTTAAAGACCGTAATAATTGGACTTGACTTTTAACTACTAAGGTGGTATAACTATATTATGCAGTTTTATACAAATGTTTCCCAATGGGGAAATACAATACTTGTTCGTGAATATAAAAAAGGTCAAAGAGTTAATCGTAAGGTTAAGTACTCACCGACTTTGTACGTTCCAGTACAAAAGAAAACTAACTACAAAACACTTGAAGGTAAGTATGCAGATGCATATCCATTTGATACTATCAAAGATGCAAAAAAGTTTATAGAACAATATAAACAACAACCACATCTTGTTTTTGGTTTAGATAGATTTGCATACACTTATCTTTCAGATTCTTATCCTAATTCAGTTGATTGGGATGTTGATAAAATCCTAACAGTTACAATTGATATCGAAACAAAAGCTGAGAACGGTTTCCCAGACCCACAACTTGCAAATGAAGAGATGTTGTCAATCACTATCAAAAACCAAACGACTAAAAAGTTAGTTGTCTGGGGTCTTGGTGATTTTAAAAATGATAGAGAAGATATAACTTATATTAACTGTTCCAATGAAAATGAATTACTTGCAGAGTTTATGGTTTTCTGGACTAAACATTATCCAGACGTTCTTACTGGTTGGAATACAGAATTTTTTGATGTTCCCTATCTTATCAATCGTATTACAAAAGTTCTTGGTGAAGATAGAGCTAGAGAGTTTTCTCCTTGGGGTTTGATTTCTTCAAGAACAGTATATTCACATGGTAGGAATCAACAAGTATATGATGTTACTGGTATCGCAAATCTTGACTACTTACAACTTTATCGTAAGTTTACTTATACTAATCAAGAAAGTTATGCACTTAATCATATTGCATTTGTAGAACTTGGTCAGAAGAAAAATGAAAATCCTTATGATACTTTCAAAGATTGGTACACGAAAGACTATCAATCTTTTCTAGAATATAATATTGTTGACGTTGAACTTGTTGACCGTCTTGAAGATAAGATGAAGTTATTAGAACTTTGTTTGACCATGGCTTATGAAGCAAAAGTTAATTATGAAGATGTATTTGGTCAAGTGAAATATTGGGATGTTCTGATTCACAATTACTTAAAGAAAAAGAATATTGTTATTCCACAAAAATCACATAGTACTAAAGCAGAAAAGTTTGAGGGTGCATATGTAAAAGAACCACAAGTTGGTATGCACAAATGGGTGATGTCATTTGATTTGAATAGTTTGTATCCTCATTTAATTATGCAATATAATCTATCACCAGAAACACTTGTATCTGGTGAGTTTATGAAAAATCTTGATGTTGATACTGTATTAAAAGGTGTTGACCTTAATTTACCAGACAACACAACTATTACACCAAATGGTGCATTATATCGAAAAGATATAAAAGGTTTCTTACCAGAGATGATGCAAGAAATCTATGATGACCGTACTGTTTATAAAAAGAAGATGTTGGAAGCAAAACAACAATATGAAGATACAAAGGATACAAAGTATTTAAAATACATAAGTCGTTATAATAACATTCAGATGGCAAGAAAGATTTCACTTAACTCTGCTTATGGTGCAATCGGTAATCAATACTTTCGGTATTATGACCTTGCAATCGCAGAAGGTATTACAACAGCTGGACAACTTTCAATTCGTTGGATTGAAAAGAAGATGAATGAATACCTAAACAAACTATTAGGAACTAAAGATGAAGATTACGTTATTGCAAGTGATACAGATTCGATATACGTTACTTTTGACAAATTGGTTAATCGTGTTTTTAAAGAAGGAAGTGATGTACAAAAGATTGTCAACTTCTTGGACACTATCGCTAAAGAAAAGATTGAACCTTTTATTGATAGGAGTTATCAAACTCTTGCTGATATGATGTCTGCATATGACCAAAAGATGCAAATGAAAAGAGAAGTAATTGCAGACAAAGGTATCTGGACTGCAAAGAAAAGATATATTCTTAATTCATGGGATGTTGAGGGTGTACGTTTTAAAGAACCTCAATTGAAGGTAATGGGTGTAGAAGCTGTAAAGTCTAGTACGCCTGCACCTTGTCGTGTAAAGATTAAGGAAGCATTAACTATCATAATGGGAGGTGACGAAAAACAACTAAATGACTTCCTTATTTCTTTTCGTGATGAATTCAAAAAACTTAAACCAGAGGATATTGCATATCCTCGCTCTTGCAACGGACTTAAAAAGTTTGGTTCATCCTCTTCTATTTTTGTTAAGGGAACACCTATGCACATAAAAGGGGGTTTACTTTTTAATCATCTGATTAAAGAAAAGAAACTAACAAATAAGTATCAATTAATTCAAGAGGGAGATAAGATTAAGTTTCTTGAATTACGACAACCAAATAAACTTGGTTCTAATGTTATATCTTTTATTGGAAAGTTTCCAAAAGAACTTGACATTTACAAGTTTATAGACTATGATAGCCAATATGAAAAGAGTTTCATTGAACCTCTTTCATTCATAACCAATGTTATCAATTGGAAAATTGATAGGTCATTTGGTACACAAACCTCATTAGAGGATTTTTTTAACTAGGAGAAGTAAAAATGCTTAATAGGCAAGAATCTATAAATGTTTTAGGTTTTGACCCTTTCACCAAAACGTATGGTGTATGGACAGGGCCTAAAGGAGAAACTACATACAAACTAACACCACGAAGAGCAAGTTATATTCTTGAATATCATAATGCTGATAATCGTAGATTTTCTAGTGGTCAACAACAAAAACTCTCAAAAAGCATTGATTTAAATGGGTGGCAAAAAGATGGTGACCCTTTACGTTTCAATTATCAAGGTAATATTCCAGAATATCAACATCGCTTGGAAGAAGTCAAAAAAAGAAATCAAACTATTCATGTGCCTTTGGTTTTAGGTGTTACACCAGAGTCGTTTACAAAAACTGCTGGTGCATTACCAAGAGGCCCATGGTCAGAAATTTCAAGGATTGACAAAGAAGCTGTAAAAGAAGAAGCAACAGTTCTTGGTATAGTGATTAAATATATTGCTAAAAGTTCTGGTAAAGGTTATGAACCTAAAGAACTTACTTTACAAAATGCATCTAATCTTTGGCCTGAGTGGCAAATAAGGGTTAGAAAAGGTATTAAATTATCAAAACCATTCTTTGATAAAGTAAAAAGATTTAACAAAGATACAAGAACGATTAATGCTTGGGCAACACTTATGTGTCAACAAGGTTATGAAAAAGAAGCAAAACTTTTTTTGAATTTGTTAAAAGACCAAACATTAGAAAAAAGTTCTGTTAAACTCACTAAAGATTTTTTGAAACTTTATTGTGATGATGAAACAAGTTTCTTATCAAATGAACAAAGACCACCATATGTCTTTCGTTTGCTTTGTGCAGCATCTGACGTTCTTATTAAAGATAATACTGGTGAAACAGATGCATTAAGTAAATTTAACTTTGTATCATTAAGTCATGATAATATGAAAAATAAAGGTGTGTATAGAGAATTTCTTGTAGACCCAGATGGAAACTATGGAAATCCAACACTTGATAATTATCTAAAAGATGATTGATAATTTATTATGTGAAATTATTGATGAAAAAGTGCAATCTGAAGAGGTTGCACTTCTTCTTTCTGGTGGTGTAGATAGTATTAGTGTTGCTTTCGCAGCGAATAGATTAAGAAAAAATATTCATGGATATTCTTTTAGACTTGACAAATCAACAAATTATGATTATGATAAAGCTAAATACATTTGTGAAACAATGAATTGGAAGTTTACTGGTATTATTATTGATACATCTAATTTAGTAGATGACTTTTATAAATTATCAAAGTTAGGTGCAAAAAAGAAAACTAACTTTGAAGCAATATATCCCTTCATTCATTTGATACCACAAGTAAAAGAACAAACAGTATTAACTGGTTGGGCTGCAGATGGATATTATGGTGTGAGTAAAAAAGCAATAATAAATTACAAACATACAAAAGAACTATTTGATAAGTTTAGGGATAATTATTTTTTACCAGAAAATCAAGCTAGTTATTCTTTTTTAAAAAAGGTAACTGATATGAATAATAAAAACTTAGTTGCACCATATCTTCATGATAAAGTAAAAGAATATTTTTATTCAATGGATTGGTATGAATTAAATAAACCAACACAAAAACATCATGTTAGGACAGCATTTAAAAGAGAATTTGACAAGATAGGAAAAGTAAAACAACACTTGAATTTGCAATTAGAATCTGGTATAAATGTATTATTTGAAAGTTTGCTAAATAATAAAAAGATTAACTATAAGAATAGGACTAGAGTAATGGATATATGTAAAGACCACTATTCACCACTAAATGAGTTTAGTGCATGAAGTATAAACCTTACTTACTAAAAGATGTGTATAATGCAGCTTCCCAAAAAAAGTTTGATGTAATATCAACCTTTGCTGGTGGGGGTGGTAGTTCTACTGGATATAAACTTGCTGGTGGTAATGTACTTGCAGTAAATGAGTTTGTAGAAGAAGCAAGAACTACTTACAATCAAAACTATCCAGAGACTCCAATATTACCAGATGATATTAAAAAACTATCTGGTCAAGAATTTTTAGATATTACTGGAATAAAATCTGGTGAATTAGATATATTAGATGGTAGTCCACCATGTTCTGCATTTAGTATGGCTGGTAACGTAAGTCATGGTAAAGGTAACACTCATGCAAATGCATTTGGTAAAACTAAAGGTTATAGTGATATTAAGGAAGTAACAAATGTAGAAGATTTATTTTTTGAGTTTCTTAGAGTTGCAGATGTTATCAAACCTAAAATTATTATTGCAGAGAATGTTGCTGGTTTGACTATGGGTGAAGCAAAACAATATTTTAATAAAATACAAAATACATTTGAAGATATAGGATATGATGTATGTGCAAAGGTTTTAAATAGTGGATACTTTGGTGTACCACAAACTCGTAATCGTGTTTTCTTTATCGGATTAAGAAATGACATTACTACAAAGGTGGGTTTGACTTTTATGAATATTCATGGTATATTCCCTAATGAAAGTAAATCAATGGTTAAGTTAGGTGATGCTTTGAATAATTTAGAGTATGATAAAGAGGAAGTTGATACCTTGACAGAAAAGTTTTCTAAAACTGCATATTGGAAAGATACTGGTAGTAAGATGCCAAATAATCCAGATAAGGTTTTAACTGGTGCTGACTATCATCATAAAGGTCATCACTTTAATTTAAAAAGAGTATCACTTAATGCACCAGCTCCTACTCTTACTGCAATGGGTAGTAATGATACAACTGCTGGTGCTTTTCATTGGAGTGAACCTAGAAAACTAACTATTGGTGAATTAAAAAGAATACAATCATTACCAGATGATTTTGTTCTTACTGGTAAATGGAATCAAAAGTCTGAACGTATAGGTAGAATGGTGCCACCTTTACTACTAAAAACAGTTGCAGATTCAGTTTACGAAAATGTTATCAAGGAATATAAAAATGGCTGATTTTACTTTTGCACATAGAGAAGAGGGATTTGATGAACACATAGAAAAATCTATTCGTGGTTATTCTCAACTTATATCTGATGTTGTTTCTTTGTCAAGACACTTTATTGAAGATGATACAAGTGTTGTTGATATTGGTTGTTCAACTGGTAAGATGACACAACGATTATTAGAAGAGAATAAAGACCATTGTTCTGGTGCTTCTTATGTTGGTGTAGAGATTGCAGAGGGATTTTTTAAAGACTTAGATAATAGATATAAAGATATTACAAAAAATAATCCTTGGGCTGAGGTTAATTTTATTAAGGATGATATCCGTAATTATAAGTTTGAAAACTGTTCTCTTGTAACATCTATATTTACTTTACAGTTTATGTCCAAGAGATATAGAAAACTTGTTATTGAAAGAATTTATGATGGTTTAAATTGTGGTGGTGCATATATATTTGCAGAAAAGACCATATGTGAAAATGCATTAGTTCAAGATATGATAACTTTTAATTACTATGATTATAAAAAAATGTCATTCACTACTGATGATATTATGGATAAGGAACGCACACTTAGACACATGATGAAACCTAACACATGGAAAGAAATTGAAGATATGGTATTGAACGCTGGTTTTAATACTATACAACCTTTTTGGAGAAATCATGCGTTTGTTGGTGCATTGGCTATAAAATAGGAGATTATTATGGAAAATTTATTGACTGATTATCAAGAGTTTGTTGATGAAGTATCAAGTGATGCAACTAAAAATACAGATGATTTTTTAGATGCAGTTGATATACTCGAAGAACAAGGTGTAGAACCATCAAGACTACTAACTTCTGGAATAGGTTTGTCTGGTGAAGTTGGTGAGTTCAATGAAATAATTAAGAAATGTTTGTTTCAAGGTAAAGAACTTGATGAAGATACTGTCGCACATTTGAAATCTGAACTTGGAGATATAATGTGGTATGTTGCACAAGGTTGTCTTGCACTTGATACTAATATTGAAGAACTTATTGATATTAATACTGCGAAACTCAAAGATAGATATCCTGGCGGTTTTGATGAGTTTCGTTCTGAAAACAGAGATGAGGATGATATATAATGGACTTTTTAAAAGATATTGCAAAACAGGCTGGTAATGAGTATGCTGGTTTGGTTGCAGATGGTGTAGAAGCTGGAGATGTAGATTCATACATAGACTCTGGTTCTTTTATTTTTAATGCACTTTTGAGTGGTTCAATATATGGTGGTTTACCAAGTAATAAGATTACTGCAATCGCTGGTGAAAGTGCAACTGGTAAGACTTTTTTTGTTATGGGAATGTGTAAAAACTTTTTAGATAGTAATCCAGACGCTGGTGTTATTTACTTTGAATCAGAAAGTGCAATCACAAAACAAATGGTGATTGATAGAGGAATAGACCCAAAAAGAATGGTCATGTTTCCAGTTACAACTGTTCAAGAGTTTAGAACACAAGCAATCAAAGTACTCGACAAATATCTTGAACAAGATGAATCAGAAAGAAAACCTATTATGTTATGTCTAGATTCACTTGGTATGTTGTCAACTACAAAAGAAGTAGAAGATACTGCTGATGGTAAAGAGACTAGGGATATGACTAGGGCTCAAGTTCTCAAAGCTGCATTTAGAGTATTGACTTTGAAACTTGGTCGTGCAAAAGTTCCTATGGTTGTTACTAATCACACTTATGATGTTGTTGGTTCTATGTTTCCAACAAAAGAAATGGGTGGTGGTTCTGGATTAAAATATGCAGCTTCAACTATCATTTATCTTTCTAAGAAAAAAGAGAAAGATGGTTCTGAGATAATAGGTAATATTGTACATTGTAAAAATCAAAAGTCAAGATTAACAATTGAAAATAAAATGGTAGATGTTCGTTTGACTTATGAAAAAGGTTTAGACAAATACTATGGATTGTTAGAACTTGCAGTCAAAGGTGGTGTATTCAAACAAGTATCAACTCGTATTGAATTACCAGACGGAACAAAACAATATGGAAAAACTATTAACAATAATCCAGAGAAATACTTTACTGAAGATATTATGAAAAAGTTAGATGACTTTGCAATAAAAGAATTTAAGTATGGTAATATTACAGAACTAAACGGTGCAGATGACTAAAATAACAGATAAGTATAAGTTCGTTCAGAATAAAACTGAGAAATGGACTGGAATAGGTCTAACAAAACTAGCAGGAAAATATCAAGGTGTTGTCTTTCAATTTGGTAAAGTAAGTTTTGGTGAAAAAGAAAATGCAGATGGTAGATTACCTTTACATTTCCAATGGAAAATGTTAGACTCAAATGGTTTACCAGAAGATTTCTTCGGTGAAGAGTTTTATAATCTCATGGGTGATATACTTTGTGATGTCATTGATAATCAATTAGAAGAGGGAAAGTTACAATATGTCAACACAGACAATTG